CCAACGCCTATGCGGGCGGTATCATGGCCTCAGACAGTTGTCGGGCCGCGATGCCGCCCGCTTGACGTACGAGCGGGAGGGGACCCGTGGCAGACAAGATCGGCGAGGTCGTCGTAGAGGTAGGCGCCGACGCGAGAGATTTCCGCGGCGACGCTGAGAGAGGCATCGAGAAGAGCCTCAAGAAGATCGGCAAGCGCATCGAGCGCGCTGCCGACAAGTGGGCGCGCGACATGCGCGACTCCGTCAAGGACGCCCTCGACGGCCTCGTGCTGCAGGTTAACGCCCGCATCGACCCTAAGGACCTGCGCCGCATCGAGAGCGCCATCGGCCAGACCCGCGGCCAGGCTCACGCTGAGATCTCCAAGCGGGACATCGAGGACATCAAGCGCCAGCTGCGCCAGATGGACTCCCGCGCCCCCGTCAAGCCTGTCCTGGATGACAACGCGGTGGCGAAGCTCGGGCGCGAGCTCGACGAGATGAAGGCCCAGATCAAGGCCCGCGTCGACCTGGACAAGCAGTCTCAGGCCAAGGCGATCAAGGACCTGAAGGGCATCGATGCAGAGATCGACGCGAAGGTAGAGATCAGCGGCAGCGACATCGCCGAGATCAAGGAGAAGATCGCCAACATCAAGAGCGATCTCAAGGTCAACGCGTCCCTGGAGAAGGCCGCCCAGAACAAGCTCCGCGCTGAGGTCGAGAAGATCGACGCCAAGCTCAAGGCTCAGCCTGAACTCGACAACGCCTCCGCCAAGAAGATCCGCGAGGAGATCAAGGCCCTCGGGGCCCGGATCGAGACCGACGCGCACCTGTCAGAGGCTTCCAAGAAGAAGATCAAGCACGAGCTCAACAAGCTCGATGGGAAGGCCACCGTCAACGCCGACCTGGACGACGGTAAGGCCCGCTTCGATCTGGCCAGGCTCACTAACAAGCCCTACTTCGTTGACATTCACGCTCGCCTGGCTAAGGCCAGCATCGCCAAGGTAGCGGCCCAGCTGAAGGCCTTGGCCGGCGGCAACATCTTCGGCAACCTGAAGAACTCGCTGAGCGACCTGTTCACCAACCTGGATACGGTCGCCGTCAAGATGGCCTCGGTCGGCGTAGCGGCTGGGGGGCTGATCTCCGTACTCGGGTCTGGCCTCGGCGTCGTCTCCGCCTTCGGCGTAGGCGTGGCTCACTCCCTCCCGGCCCTTCTCGCCCTACCGGGCATCCTCGGAGCCGCAGGGGCGGGGCTCGGGATCTTCATCGCCGCCATGAAGGACGCGAAGGACGTCCTGGGCGACCTCGGGCCCCGCTTCACCGCCCTCCAGCAGGACATCTCCCTCAACTTCTGGGGCGAGGCTGCCGATGCGGTGCGCAACTTCGCCAACAGCGCCCTCGACGCTCTCGGCCCCTCCATCTCCAACGTGGCCGCGGAGATGGGCATGATGGCGGCCGCCGTCGCGGACGCTGCCACCGACCACATCCCAGGCTTCGCCGCCTCCCTGGAGTATCTGCGCCAGGCCCTCGACATCGGGGGCGACGGTGCGGGGGCCTTCACCGACGCGCTGCTCTCCCTCGGTGAGGTAGGGGCCAAGTACCTCCCTGCCATCGCTGGGTGGGCCAACGGTGTCGCCTACAGCTTCCAGAACTGGGTGCAGGCGAAGATCGCCACCGGCGAGATGGATCAGGCCATCCAGGGCGCCGCGAAGACCTTCGGCACGCTGAAGAACATCGTCTTCGACCTGGGCGGGATCATCGGCGGCCTGTTCACAGCCATGGCTGCCGGGTCCGCCCCGATCGACTCAATCGCGGGGGCCCTCGACCGCGCCAACCAGGCAATCAACGGCCCCCTGTGGCAAGGGACCTTGACATCCATCTTCTCGTCCATGGCGACGGCCGCGAACCTAGCCTTCCAGGGCGTCGGCTCGCTGGGCACTGCCTTCGTGTCCCTGGCTCCGACCCTCTCCACGATCCTGCCTCTCATCGGGCAGATCATCCAGACTGGCCTCAACGGCATCTCTCTGGCCCTCCAGGACCCCGCCTTCCAGGGCGGGCTGGTGTCGTTCTTCCAGGGCGTGCTGACCGCCGTGCAGGCCCTGGCGCCAGCCATGCCGGCCCTTGGCCAGGCCTTCGGCGCGATCGCGACGGTGGCCGGCCAGCTGCTGGCCGCCATCGCCCCCCTGCTCGCCACGCTGATGGTCCAGCTGGCCCCGGTCATCACGCAGCTGGCAGGCCTGCTGGCTCCGATCATCGAGCAGCTGGCCGCAGCGCTCATGCCAGTCATCCAGGCCCTGGTCCCAATCATCTCCGAGCTGTTCGCGGTCCTCGGCCCGATCATCACCGAGCTGCTCGCCATGATCGTCCCGCTGCTTCAGCCGCTGCTTCAGGCCCTCACGGCGCTGCTGATCCCCGCCCTCCAGCTGGTCGGCACCGTCGTCCAGGCGCTCATGCCGATCTTCCAGGCGGTCTTCTCCGGAATCGCCGCCATCGCTCAGGCTCAGATGCAGATCCTCAAGGGGATCATCGACGTGGTCACCGGCCTCATCACGGGCGACTGGAGCAAGTGCTGGGAGGGCCTCAAGGGCATCTTCATGGGGTTCACGAACTTCATGATCGCCTCGTTCACGGCCTTCGGCCGTCTTATCGTGTCCATCGCTCAGGCCGCCTGGAACCTGCTCGGCAACATCATCATGGGTGTCGGGCAGGTCATCGTCAACACGGTGTCCAACTTCTGCGCGTCGGTCGTCACCTTCCTGGTCAACGCGTGGAACAGCGCCGTCAGCTTCACCTCGTCGATGTGGTCGTCCCTGGTCAGCACGATCAGCAGCTTCATCAGCAGCGCGGTCAACACCGTCCGGAGCCTCCCGAACAGCATCAAGAACGTCTTCTCCAGCGCCGGGTCCTGGCTGATCAGCGCCGGTAAGAAGATCATCCAGGGTCTGATCAACGGTATCTCCTCGATGATCGGCTCAGTGAAGAGCAAGCTCTCCAGCCTGACCAGCATGCTCCCGTCCTGGAAGGGCCCTGAGCCGGTCGACAAGGTCCTGCTCAAGCCTGCCGGTCAGCTGATTATGCGGGGTTTCATCAAGGGCCTCGAGTCCCAGTACGGGGCCGTCCGTGGCTCCCTGCAGGGACTGACCGACGACCTGACGAAGCCCACCACGATCGGCCTCAACGCGACGGCTAACGTGAAACCGATGCAGGGCGCGAGCGCCCGGGGCGGGAAGTTCAAGTCGTCCAGCACGGCCGCCAACGGCATCGATAAGCAGAACCAATCGGGTGCTACCATCAACATCACCAACAACTATCCGCAGGCGAAGCCGGACTCGAAGACCCGTGACGAGGTTGCAGAGGGGATCCGCCTGGCCGCACTGATCTGAGAGGTCACCCACCCATGGCCATCTACTCACTTGACGGTGTAGACCTGGACGACGAGAAGATGCGCTGGGTCCTCGCCTCGGAGACGACTCTGTCGACCCGGGGCGAGCCCTGGCGCATCTCGGTGGACATCCCGAACCGGTTCGGCTCCCTGCCGATCCCCTCCCGGGTGCTGAAGCCTGCCACCGTCGTCCTGAAGTTCTCCGTGTTCTCCTGGGAGGACGGACGTAACGGCAACCGCTGCAAGGGCGGCCTGAACCAGCTGGAGTTCAACCTCCGGGCCCTCCTCGGCCGCCTGACGGCCTTCGGCCGCATGCAGCAGCTCGGCTACAAGCCTCAGGGCAACATCCTGAAGGTGGCCGACGTGCGCCTGTCCTCATCCATCGAGCCGATGATCGACCCGGAGGCGGAGATCGCGCAGCTGACCGCCACCTTCGAGGTGACGTCAGGCCTGTGGCGCGACCCGCAGCCGACCGTCGTGAACCTCAACGACCTGAATCCGCTGGCTGGCGGGAACATGCCGATCCCGGACCCGTGGCTGATGCTGTCCCCGTCGGGGTCCTCGTGCTCTCTGAAGGACAATGTGTCCGGCACCACGTTCACGTTCAACGGGGCCCTGCAGGGCGCTGAACGGCTCCTCGTGGACGTGGCTAACTACCGCGCCTGGAAGAACCCGTCGGCCGACTGGACCGTCGCTAACGGCGCCCGCCCGGCCGACGGTGAGATCTCGATGGGTCTGGACGGCTTCCGCCTCGACCCCGACGCCTCCGGCCGCATCTCGGTGTCGGCGTTCAACTGCACCGGCTACATCCGCGCTAGGAGGTCCTACTGATGCCTCGCCGCGCTGACTTTCCCCGCGGCCTGGGGATGCGCTACGTCGCCTACGAGGAGGCGGGGCCTCGCATCGGCATTCTCCCCGACGCCCTAGCTGGCACGTTCACGTGCCCTCGGCAAGAGACCCCGTCCCTCACCCTGTCGTACCCGAACGGCGTCCAAGGTGTCCGCGGCGACCTCCTCGACCGCATGGTTGAGGTGGCCGTAGAGCTCACCTACGACGGGACCAACTGGGTCGAGCCACCTAACGCTCGATTCATGAACCTCTCGTCCTCGTGGAACCTGGTCGAGGACGGTACCGAGCACCGCACAGCCCAGTTCATCCACATCGGTCAGCGTCTGGAGGGCGCTCTCGTGTGGTCCGTACCCGCTGTCGCGAAGGACAAGGACGGGAAGTACAAGTTCAACTCCCGCACCGCTGGAGTCATCCTCGGCACGATCTGGGACGCCGCCGTCAAGCGTGGCTGGGGCAAGGGCCTGGAGATGGACTTCAGCACCACGCAGGACTCCGCGGGGCAACCTTGGGCCTTCAAGACCTCAGTCGCGTTCGACCCGACCATCTCCCTGAAGTCGATCCTTGAGTCCCTCATGAATATGGGCATGATCGACTACCGGTGGCGTGGCCGCACGCTCCAGGTCTACAACGCCGACGCGGCCCTCAACCGGGAGAACTCGTCGGTCGTGTGGCGCCTGAACGCCGGCACCACGTCCGCCCCCGAGAAGCTCGATTGGTCCAAGCTGTGCACCCACGTCCTCGTCAAGGGTGAAGGCGGGCACCTCTGGACCTTCAAGAACCCGGAGGCCCCGGCCGACCTCCCCCGCACCGAGAAGGTCGTGGAGGCCGGCGGTGTCGAGCTGGAGACCACCGCCAGGTCGGTGGCGAACCTGACCCTGAAGACCGGGGCCTCGGCCGCTCAGGAGGTCAAGCGCGAGTGGGAGGCTGACGACGTTCAGTGGCTCCCGTTCCAGGACTACAGCCTGGGTGACTGGGTCCAGGTTGACCGCCGTACAGGCCTGGAGCGCATGCGCGTGACTCAGGTCTCAGTGTCTATCACAGAGAACGGCCGCTGCCAGGGCCACACCACCTTCGGTACCGTCCTGGACGACCTTCTGGCCCGCCTGGCCAAGAAGCAGAAGGGCGTCCTCGGGGCCGTCAACTCCGACGGGAAGAACCCCCGTCCGGAGGTGCCTAAGAGCAAGTACCGACCGCTCCCCCCGCAGGGCCTGAACATCTCATCTCAGGCGGTCATCGGCGTCCACGGGTGGCCTACAGCCGTTGCCTCCCTTCACTGGCTGCCGGTCGAGACCGACACCCTTGGAGGGGCAGTGGACGTGACCGGGTATGACATCTCCTACAGGGAGATCCCTAACCTGATGGGCCCGATCTCGTTCTCCAAGACCAACTCGGCTGAGCTTGGCGGTTTGGCCCCGGGCGAGCGCTACGCCTTCAAGGTGCGCGCCATGACGGCGGACGCCTTCGGCGCGTGGTCCGAGGAGATCACGGTCACGATGGCGACCGATGTGGAGCCTCCCCCGGTGCCGTCCACGCCCAGGCTGAGCCAGACCCTAGGTGTTCTCGGCATCTACTGGGACGGGAAGGGCGCCAACGGTGAGGGCATGCCTGCAGACTTCGCTGGCGTCGAGGTGTCCGTCCACCCTCCGGGCGGTACCCCGCTGAAGTTCACTGAGCTGCCTTACCCGATGCAGCGGACCAACATTGCCGGCCTCGAGATCGAGGAGTACGAGGTCAAGTTCCGCGCCTACGACCGCTCGAAGAACTTCTCCGAGTGGTCGAAGGGTGCCCGCATCACCCTTGAGCAGAACATCGACGCGGACGCGATCGCGAAGCAGGTCGAGGAGAAGCTGAAGAACTCCGACGCCATGCAGCGTGCCGCCCGCGAAGGGACGCTCAAGGAGATGAAGCACCTGACCGAGGCCATGACCCAGGTGGCCACCTCCCTAGTCGACGCCGGTCCGGTGCCTCCCGATGCCGGTAAAATTGGCGCCAGCACGTGGATCGCCCCTGACGGGCGAGTGTTCGTGCTCAGAGCAGAAGGTGAAAGGTAACCATGCAGCCTTACGTAGCTACAAAGCAGTGGAGGGACGGCTTCGGCGCGGGGGAGACCCGCATCACCGCAGCCGACCTCACCCGCATCGAAACCGGCATCTCGGCCGCCACGCAGGGGGTGACGAATGTCGAGAACAAGGTCTTCACCGAGCGGGCCCAGACCCAGGCGGACGTGGCTAAGGCGCGGCTGGAGCTCACCACCGCCATGGCTGCTCTGATCCCGGTCGGCTCCATCTTCCCGTTCGTTGGCGGGCAGGCCCCCTCCGGGTTCGCACTGTGCAACGGGCAGGCCCTTGACCGCACCCAGTTCGCGGAGCTGTTCCGCCTGATCGGCACCAAGTACGGGACCACCAACTCCAGCAACTTCCGGGTGCCTGACCTGTCCGGGAGGTTCCTTGTCGGTGTCGGTACCGGCTACTCCCTCGGCGACACCGGCGGCTCTCAGACCGTCGCCCTGACCGCTGCGCAGATGCCGATCCACAGCCACGACGTCACCGGCAAGGCCGATCAGGCCGGCCGGGCCGGTGTCGGTATGTACGCGTCCAACGTCGGCGGGGGCTCCGGATGGCAGGTTCTCTCCACGACGGAGAACGGCTCCCTGTCCGGCCTCACAACTACCTCTGCGGGTAGCGGCCAGGCTCACGAGAACCGGCCCCCGTACTTCGCCCTGGAGTACATCATCCGCACCGGTAACCCGGCTGGCCGTATCTGAGCCTCCCCACCTGCCCACCTCCTGACCTCAACCTAGGAGACACCCTTGCCAGGACCCCTCGACCCAGCCGCAGCGGACCCGAACGCTCGGGGTGGCCAGTATGTGACCACCCCAGGCTTCGCCTCGCCCGGGCACTCGACGCCCACCAACACCCGCACCGCGCCGGGCTCCTCCGTTGTCTACTCCCCTAAGGGGTGGCGCTGGGAGGAGGCCGGGGACGACTATCAGAAGACTGTCTCCAAGCTGACCTCGGCAGCGATTGAGGGGGCGGTGCGCCGAATGCGCACCTCCTTCGGCCAGGTGTTCTACATCAAGGGCACAGCCGACGATCGTCCGCCCTTCGACGGGGAGACCTTTGGCGACACCTGCCGCGTCCAGGACGCTGTCACCCTCGACATCGTCGCGGAGTGGCGCTGGAACGGCTCGACCTGGGAGCGGATGCGTGTCACCAGCGAGCAGATCAGCAACCTGGATGTGGGGCGCCTCACCGCGGGCTCGGCCAGCATCTCCGAGCTCGCTGCCCGCAAGATCGCCTCCGATGTGGGCCGGTTCCTTGAGCTGACCACCGATCAGCTGACGGTGACCGGCAACGCGTCCTTCGTGAACGCCACCGCTCAGCACATCTGGACCCGCATCATCACGTCCTCAGAGGGTGAGTTCGAGAAGATCCGTGCCGGGATGCTCGCCGCAAACGCGGTCACCGCGGACAATATCCAGGCTGGAGCCATCGATGGCCAGGTCATCACCGGGGCCACGCTCCAGACGTCCCGGACCCCTAACCGCGGCCTCCACATCAACTCTGAGGGTATGGAGGTGTTCGACCGGTCCGGCACTCGGACCCTCAGGATCGACGCCAATTCTGGGTCCATCACCATCGCTGGCCGCCTAGGGCGAGCTGACACCTGGTCCGAGACCTACTTCAACGACATCACATGGCACAACACCAGAACCGACTACAACGAGGGTTGGCGGGCCGGGGTCGGACTCGCGTTCTCCTCCAAGCGCGATGACTCGTGGAACGATGGGGCCGTCTTCCTGGTGGCGAACCCTCAGGGGGTTCCCGGAGTCAGGATCCAGTCCCCGTGGAAGGCCGCCGCGACCCGGGGTCTCCCCTCGAACATACACGTGTCCCCAGAGTCGGTCAGGGTCAGCGTGTACGGCGTCGGGTACGCGGACGACAAGTCGGCGACCTGGTACCTGTATCGAGACACCGGTGGAATGTCTGTTGATGGCGCGGACATGGTGGTCGGTAAGGGCAACACGGCCTTCATCCAGAACGGGAAGACCGTGTGCGGGGCCTACAGCAATCAGGCCTACCTGTACCCAAACTCGGTCACGGTGACCGGGTTCTATGCCACCACGACGCAGGTTGGACTGAGATTCAACAACAACGGGTACTGGGCCGACAACCTCGGGATCCACATGTCTGGGAACAAGAAGTTCACCATGCGTGTGCCTGAGCTGACCAAGGCCCGCGGAGGCATGTGGCTGAGCCACTGCTGCACCGAGAGCCCCTACGACGGGATCGAGTACTGGGAGAACGTCGAGATCGGCGCGGACGGCTCGGCTCGTTGGGAGCTTCCTGACTACGTCCCCAAGATCGCCTCGGCCAAGGCGCCGTGGGTGGTCTTCACCGGGGCAGAGGGCTCCTCGGCTACCCTTGACCGCTCCAACGCGGCCTTGTGGGTCGTGAACGTCAAGGGCGCACCTGGGTCGACCGTCCCAGTCCTCGTAAAGGGGGCCCGCATGATCGACGTGGACGAGGACGAGTACGGCGAGCCGATCATGCGCGACTACGCCCGTGAGGCGATGTGGGAGCTGCCCCCCGCCCCGCCCACACCTGAGGAGCGCGCTCAGGCTGCCTCCGACGAACCCGAGGACCTCCAGGAGACCCACCTCGGGGGAGGTTACTATGGACCCGCACCCCTTCAGAAGGAGAACCAATGAATGAGAACCAGCAAACCTCACAGGTAGACGCGGCTCAGGTCGTGGACGCCCTGACATTTGAGATCGCCGTCCTGACTCGCAGGGCGGTCATCGCGGAGCAGCGCGTCGCTGCTCTTGAGGCCCAGGTGGCCGGTAAGGAGAAGAAGTGAGCGTAGGAACCGTAACCGCCGCGCAGGCCCGCTACCTGGCTGACGTGGCCAACATTGGCTACAGCCAGCCAGAGCGTCGTACGTGGTTCGCGAACGCCGACGAGCTCGGCTACGTGACCACGGCTCAGAACGCGGACTGCTCGTCCCTGGCTGCGGGATGCGTGGCCTATGGGATGCACGTCGCCTACGGGGTGCCGTGGGGTCACCGCGCCCTGCCTGAGATTGATGACCTGTGGACCGGGAACCTTCGCCCCGGCCTTGAGGCTCGGGGCTTCGATGAGGTCCCATGGAACGACTCTGACCTGCGCCCTGCGGGGGGCTTCCAGGACGGGGACATCATTCTCTCGGCGGCTAACGAGGGTGGCGTGGGCCACGTAGTGGTCGTCACCGATGCTGCCAACGACCTCGTCTCCGAGGCGTGGATCGCTGAGGACGGGTCCATCGATGGCTACGCCGGTGACACGACGGGCCAGGAGACCCGCACGGTCGCCTACGCCAGCCACCCCCACACGCAGGGTGGGCGCTGGACCTCGTGCCACCGGTTCAACGACGCGAAGTTCATGCAGCAGTTCCCGGAGTTCGCTCACGCTGCTCCGGCCGCTGCTCAGGCCTCGACTCCCGCTCCCCCGCCGGAGCAGCCTGCCGCGGCGCCGGCGAGCAACTTCATGCCGTGGGGTATCGACGTCTCCTCGTACCAGAGTGGGGCTGACCTGACTCTCATCCCGGCGCACTTCGTCATCATCAAGGCGACTGAGGATGATGACTACGTTAACCCCTACATGAACACTCAGGCCCAGCAAGCTCTCCAGAGCGGCAAGCGGATCGGGTTCTACCACTTCGCTCGCCCCTCGTCCTCCGTGGACGCTCAGGTCGAGGCGTTCGTGCAGGCGGTCTCGCCGTACCTGGGCCAGGCCACCCTGTGGCTCGACTGGGAGGCGAACGCGGTCTCCCTCGGCTCGGGGTGGGCGAACGCCTGGCTCCAGGCCGTTGAGTCCAAGACCGGCGCGAGGCCGGGCATCTACATGAACGGCTCAGCCGCCCGAGGTTACGACTGGGCGCAGGTCGCCTCCCGCTACCCGCTCTGGTACGCCGGCGGTCAGTGGTACTCGGACCGGTACGACGGCTACGGCGACCCGCAGCGCCCGACCGACGTTCCCTACTGGGGTGCGCCGCTCATCCACCAGTACACCGAGGACGGCCACCTGCCGGGATATGGCGGGTCTCTGGATCTGAACCGGTTCCACGCGACTGCCGTGGACTGGGACTCTCTCGCCGCGACCTCCTCGTCCGGCAATCAGGCCCTGGACGGCTACGGTGTGATCCAGGTCAACGGTATCTGGGACCCGCCGACCGCCCGCCGCTTCCGTCGGGTCATGAACGCGTGGGACTACCCGGAGCCGTTCGCTGTCGCGAACCTGGCCCGCTACCTGAACGACGCTGTCGGCTCCGACCTCATCAAGGCCTACACCGGCAAGACCGAGCTCCCGGCTGATGGCCAGTGGACCACGGACCTGTACCGCGTCTTCCAGCTGTGGGCGTGGAACTGGGTGCCGGGCATGCCTGAGTCGGACGTCTGGCGCCGCTTCGCCCCGGACTGGACTGCTGAGCAGTTCATCGACGGCCAGTGGGGGCGCGCCACGTGTGCGGTCCTCCAGGAGGCCCTGAACCGCTCGTGGGCGGACACCGGTCGGTTCATGTACGAGCCGAAGACCTCCTGACCCTACGGGCGGTAGGTTAACCCTCCACTACTCATAGGGATACACTAAGGGCGGGGCCAGCTGGCCCCGCCCTTACCTATGGAAGGAAGCAGATGCTCTTCATCTACACCGAGCGCAACGGTTCCCGCGAGTACGCGGTCCTTCGGGACGGCTGCCAGACCCAGAAGGTCGAGGGGATCATTGCGGAGGCCTACAAGCAGGCCCTCGGCGCCCCGAAGTTCCTGTGGCCTGACTTCTATGACCGCCTCACCTACGACGCCAACGACGCTCGTGAGGGCGCCGGCACCGACGCTGCCAACGCCACGATGCAGCAGCTGGAGAACGCCCTGTCCCAGCCAGAAGGGTCCCCCATCTTCAAGGGCTTCCGTGCGGCCCTTCGCAAGTTCCTGAAGGAGATCGCGTGATGTACACCTCGAAGTCGTTCTGGTCCGGTCTGCTGGAGCGGGCCATCTCCACCTTCGCCCAGTCCCTGCTGGGTGCCCTCGTTGTCGGCTCCTCGGTTGTCGACATCGACTGGAAGACCGCGCTCGGCATCGCCGGCACGGCCACCCTGGCTGCTGTCCTGAAGGCCTTCGCCGCCCCGGCGGAGACCGACCGCGCCATCATCACCGACACCCCCTCGACGCCCGGCTACACGCCGCGCCACGCGGGCTGAGGTGAGTCGCTAGTGCTTCCAGCAGGGTCGGACTCGTCTCCCTTCATCGCAGTGCTGACTTCGCCCGACGTGATCGCGGCGGGGACGGCCCTGCTGGTCGCACTCATCACCTGGCTACGGATAACCCTGAGCAAGTCACAGCAACGCCTTGAGGAGCGAATGACCCGGATGAGTGCCCACGTCGTGAGGGCAGCGAACGCTGCCGAGTCGGCCTCCGAGGGTGTCCACAACAACCACACCGAGAACCTCCGTGACGACCTGGATGGCAAGTTCTCCCTCGTGCTCGACGGTCTGCACCGCCTGACTCAGTCCGTCGATGAGCTGCGGGCCTCGGACCGCGAGCACGACGCCCGTATGGCCCGCATCGAGACCCAGGTCGAGGGCGTCCGCAATGACGCCCGCACTGATCGGTCCCACCTATACGCGGAGGTCCAGTCATTGCACTCTCGTATTGATAGAGTGAAGACTGAGACTACGACGTTACGTCAGGAGCCCTGATGTCCCAGACCGTTACCGTCACAGGACGGGTTACTGGCCCCGACGGCCTCGGCCGTATGGGGCGGATTCGTTTCACCCCAGTGGCGCTCGGTGCCCCGCTACCGGCCCGTGAGATCGTTGCCGGACGTGTATCTGCCAGGATCGACCCTGATGGACGTCTGGTAACGCCGACGGGTGGGGACCTGACCATCAAGCCCGGTAATTATGAGATAGATCTCACTATCCCGGGTGACCTGGGCGCACATGTCCGGACAACTCGCTACCTCTCGGACGGTCAGACGCTTGACTTGTCTGACCTCCTAGTCGCGCTGCCGCCGGCCCCGCAGCCCCCTTTGCCGCCTCAGCCTCCCCAGCCGCAGCCCCAGCCGCCCACACCTCAACCCCAGCCTGATCCTCCAGCGCCTCGCAGGGGCGTCCGCAGTGTGGACAACGCAACTACACTAGAGGCTATCAATGGGTCTGAAGTCATAGACCTAGGCAATGGAGTACTCACCTGGAGGTAGCGCCGCTATGGCCGACCTGACCTGGTACAGCCGCGAAGGGGCTGACAGTCGATTCCTTACCAAGCAGGCGGCCCAAGGGCTAGCCACTGAGAGTGCGCGGGCTGCAGGCGACGCTGCCCTCGGTCAGCGCATTGACGCCGTCTCGGCTACCGCCGTGGCGGCGCTTCCGCGCACCGAGGCTGCTGCGACCTACGCCACGAAGGAGGCGCTCGCTCAGGCTCAGCTCGGAGGTGGCGGGCAGGCTCCAGACCTGTCGGCCTATGCCACCAAGAACGAGGTGCAGTCGGCCGACACCCAGATCAACAGCCGCATCGACTCACTGTCGTCCACCGTGTCCGCAGTCTCCTCGAAGGTGGACGCGGCCCCCACTGTTGACAGTGTCAACCAAGCCGCTCGGACCGAGGCCGCCTCGGCTGCCAGCGCGGCCGTCGCCCCCGTCAAGGCCGCCCTTGAGGGGCGCATCGCCCCGCTGGAGGAGGCGCTCCCGAAGGTCGCCACGAAGGCCGAGCTGGCCGCCTACCAGACCACCGAGGCCGCCCAGACCGCGGCCTCACAGGCTGCCGCGCAGGTCGCTGAGACCTACGCCACCAAGGCCGCCCTCGGCGACTACCTGCCCAAGACCGAGGCTGCAGGCGTCTACGCCACCAAGAGTGACCTGGCTAACGCCCAGCTCGGCGGAAAGGGTGAGGCCCCCGACCTCTCGCACCTGGCCACGAAGGCGGAGATGACCTCCGCTGACACCGCCCTCGGTCAGCGGATCGACGCAGTCAAGGACACCGCCGACGCTGCCGCCCCTCTGAGCGCCCTCACGGGCTACGTGACGACCACGTCCGCCTCCGCCACGTACGAGACCAAGACGGACGCCGCCCAGGCCCGTCAGGGGCTCTCAGGGCGCATCGACAGCCTGTCCACGTCGGTCCAGGACGCGGCCACGAAGAGCGAGCTCGCCGACTACCTGCAGAAGGCCGACGCTCAGACCACCTACGCCACGAAGAGTGAGGTCGAGGCCACCAAGCCGGACCTGACCCCATACGCCACCAGGGCGTCCCTGTCGGACTACCTGCCGAAGGCGGACGCCGAGTCGACCTACGCGAAGGCCTCCGACTTCCGGCAGCACGTCGCGGATGCTGGCGGCAAGTTCGTCACCCGCGGCGAGCTGACTGAGACCTACTCCACGAAGCAGGAGCTGCGCACCTACACCTCCTCCATCCAGTCCTCCTTCGCCCCAGCCTCGCTCTCCGGGGAGGTCGCCGCGGTCAAGGAGACCGCGGACGCCGCCCTGCCGAAGGACGTGGCCGCCACCACGTACGCGACCAAGGACGAGCTCACGAAGGCCCAGCTCGCAGGCGACGGGAAGATCCCGGACCTGTCAGGCTACGTGAAGACCGCTCAGCTGGGTGACTACGCCCGCAAGACGGACCTGGACTCGTACGCCAAGACCACCGCCCTCTCGGCTGTCTCCACGAAGGCCGACGCGGCTCTCCCCAAGACCGAGGCCGCCACTACCTACGCCACCATCGAGTCCGTCACCGAGGCCAAGCGCGTGGCCGACGCCGCCCTCCCCGCCACGTCAGCCGCTGCCACCTACGCGACCAAGTCTGAGGTCTCCTCCGCGGACTCCGCTCTCGGGACCCGCATCGACGCCGTCAAGCAGACGGCTGAGGCAGCCCTCACGCCTACCGCTGCCGCGGCCGCCTACGCCACTAAGGCGGAGGTCTCCGCGGCCCGCTCTGCGGCAGACAGTGCCCTGTCCAAGACTGAGGCCGCGTCCAAGTACGCGGCCAAGGCGGACCTGGCGTCCTATGCCACATCGGACTCAGTCTCCTCAACCTACGCCACGAAGGAGGCGCTGACGTCGGCCGCGGCCCCAATCGCTAGCCTGACGTCCAAGGTCTCCACCCTCGAGACCACCGTCGGAGGCAAGGCCGACTCCTCGGCTCTCACTCCTCTCCTCCCGAAGAGCGAGGCCTCCACCACCTACGCCACCAAGTCAGAGCTGGAGACGGTACGCTCCAGCATCCCGCAGGTGCCGGCGGCTCCAGACCTGTCCCCCTACCAGCGCACCACCGACGCCGACGCCAAATACGCCACGAAGGAGGACCTCGCCAAGGCTCAGGCCGGCGGGAAGGTCGACCTGTCGGGCTACCTGACGAAGACGGACGCCTTGGGTACCTACGCCACCAAGACTCAGGTTGACGCCCTGAGCGGGGCCGTCAGCGCCGCTACGGCTACCGCGTCCGCGGCCCTGCCGAAGACGGAGGCAGCCAGTACCTACGCGACCAAGCCGGAGGTGCAGGCGGTCTCCACCCAGGCCGCCTCGGCCGCTCAGGCGGCCTCTGCTGCAGACGCCAAGGCCACTCAGGCCGCCAGCAAGGCCAACTCGGCCACCCAGAAAGCCGAGGCTGCCTCCGCCAAAGCCGAGACCGCCGTCCAGCCGGGCGCTCTCGAGAGCTACTCGAAGAAGACTGAGCTCCAGACCCTTCAGGACCAGATCGAAGCGCTCATCGCCGACCAGCGCCCATTCAAGGCCGGTCAGCGCTACTCCTCGCCGGTCACCTACTACTGGCCCGACTACTACAACGAGTCGAAGGGCACCTCGAAGTGGGCCAAGGCCCTCAAGGCTGGCAACACTCTCGGTCTCGTCATCCTCAACAAGGACTCCGGCAACTGGGACCAGAAGAACGAGGACTTCGGCAAGCAAGCCGCCCGGGCTCTCAGCGCGGGCGCGAAGCGCTGCGTGTTCTACGTCAAGACCCAGTACGGCGTCGCCTCCCTGCCTCAGGCTGCGGAGGCGCGGCGTGGCGTCCCCAACCCGGACAAGTACACCAAGGAGTACATCCTTGGCCAGATCGCCAAGTTCACAGAGCAGTATGGCGACGTGGTCGGCGGCGTGTTCCTGGACGAGGTCATCAACGGCTGGGGAGCTCAGGCCTCCCGCGTGGATTGGTACAAGGACCTGATCAACACGATCCGGACCGAGTACGGCAAGGGCTTCTACATCGTCGTGAACGCCGGCTCCAACATGAGCCAGCAGATGTGCGCCCTAGACTTCGACACCGCCATGATGTTCGAGCAGGACGCGAAGAAGTTCCTCAACGAGGACCCCGGCACTCCGATCCTGCCCGACCACATGAAGGCCTACCCTTCGGACAAGTGGTGGGCGGTCATCCACGGTGTGACGAAGGACAACTACCGGCAGGTCTTCGAGAAGCTGGACACGCTCCCCATCGGTCACGCCTACATCACCGACGGTGTGTTGGTCGAGGACCCGAACCGCGGAGGCCAGTGGGAGCCTGTAGGCAACCCATATGAGAACCCGCCGTCAGAGCAGTTGATCAGGTTGACGTCCTCGTGGATCCACGGGACCCTCGACCTGAACCTGACGATCGAGGATCTGAAGGCCCAGATCGCCGAGCTCAAGGAGAACGGCGGAGGAGCGGGCAAGAACCCGTTCCTCGTTCTCGGGCCCAATGACCCCGTACCGGCAGGTACAGCCAATGACACCGTCATCATTCGTAGGGAAGGCTAATAAGTGCCAGAGATTGAGCTCTACAAGGACTACGGTCAGCCGACCGTCGAGGCATTCGGGCTGCACTGGGCGGTACGTACAGACGCGTGGCACCCTGGCGGCCCGGCCGCGAACCAGAAGTGGAACCCAAACTGCCTCTTCAAGCGCCAGGACGGATCGGTGACGATCTCCACGTCGGTCCTCGGCGGGGAGCCGTACTCGGCTGAGATCGTCTCGGCCGAGTCCCTCGGCTACGGGACCTTCGAGGCGTCCTACGAGATCGTGGCCCCGACCAAGATGCGCGACCTCCACAAGAACGTCGTGTGGGGCATCTTCCCCTTCGACTGGGAGGACCCGAACCCCGGCTACCAGGAGATCGACATCGTCGAGGACTCGTACTGGTCGGGCTACACCGACATGGTGGGGAAGTACACCTACTACCCGGGGGACGAGAACAGTGGCATCCACCTCAACGACCGCGTGTGGACGCGCTCAGGCAAGGGCGCGACCGTCCGCATGACGTGGATGCCCGGCACGATTCGCTGGGAGACCTGGGAGAGCCACCTCACAGAGGAGCGGGCCCGCAACACCCCCGTGAACGAGGGCGGCTACTACTCGGGAACTCTCACCCAGACGGTGCCTGTCCCTCGTTCACAGCGGGTCCACATCAACCTGTGGGCGTTCAAGGGTAAGGGCGGCTGGGAGACGATGCCTCCCACGACCATGCATCTGAAGTCGTTCAAGTTTACCCCCTGGGAGGGCTCCTACGGCGTCCAGATGGGCGAGAACGGATACGGCCGGGTCTCCACCGTCAAGGACGGCAAGGAGGGCGCCGTCACAGCCTCGGTCGTGACTCCCACCTCGGACCCGCTCCCCCAGAACCTCCCCACCGAGCTGAAGGCTGGGGACGGCGTCTACGACGCCTGGACCCAGCTGGGGGATGGATCCATCCTCATGCGAAACGTCCAGGACAACGGTGACGGCTCCGTCACCATCAAGCACATGCACCCGATTCCCGGCCAGTCCGGGCTCTACTCACGAGAGGTACGTATCTGATGGCAGCCGTCACAGCAGAAGTTCGCGTCTACAGCGCCGAGTACTGCGACAAGACCTATGCGAAGAAGGGCGAGGCCACCGGCGGAGAGGGCGGTGGCACCCCCTCCAACCTCCTCGTGCTCGGCCCCAACGACCCCGTCCCTGCCGGGACCAAGGTCGGCACCATCATCGTTCGGAGGGCGCGCTAAGTGGCATCGATCTACCCATGGCCAGAGCACTGGTGGACTAACACAGGCCGCTTCTCCGGTCAGAACCTCACGGTTCAGGCTGGCACAATCTTCGTCCCCTGGGCGAGCGAGGCGAAGCCGATCGCGTCCGGGCGGTGGAAGATCACCTTCCGGTACTCGGCCGGCGCGGCCTTGACCATCGACATCAAGCACAACCCCTTCAGCAAGGCTGACGAGACCGCTCAGGTCGGCCAGCACGACTTCGGGGAGATCACCCTCTCCCCCGGCGTCAACGTCACCCAGGAGGTGACGCTGGAGCTCAAGGACCGGTCTCAGCCGCTGTGGACACCCCAGTTCCAGCTGAAGCCGGGCCAGCCGAGCGTCACCTTCCACCGGATCGAGGTAGAGGAGGCCCCTGCAGCCCCGCCGCCCCCGCCTCAGGGCGACAACCAGTACGACAAGCAGTACGTGCGGTCCTGGGCGCACGCTGAGGGGTCAGCAGGCACGCTCCAGCCGATCTCGGCCACGTCCGAGGCGGGCGACATCGCTGTCCTGGCGTACTCGTCCCAGTGGGGCAACACGCAGGCCAAGGCCCCCGCAGGGTGGTCCCCGATCACCGCGACAAGCGGCCTCGGAGGCCGGTCCGGCTACGTGGCCGTCCGCAACGTGTCGTCCCCCTCGGACACTCAGAACGTCGTCCTGTCGGGCGCGTTCCGAGGTGGGGCCCGCGAGAACGCCCTCCTCGTGGTCCTCAAGGGTGTGCGCTCGGTCACCAACACCGGGTGGACGACCACCAAGCCTCAGGCGGGGAAGCTGAACCTGACCTTCTCTCAGCAGCACGGCCGCAACGTCGACCCGCTGGTCGACTGGCGTCCCGAGCACTCGAAGATGGTCTCCGGCGGGCACGACGCCAACGCGTCATGGTCGGCGCTCCTCGGCGCCGTCACCGTCGGTGGCGGTCAGGACGGCCCTCAGGCTTGGGCTCAGGTGTTCCTCACTGTGGGAGGTGGCGGCGGTGCCGCGCCGGGGCCGGGCCCGGACCCGGCTCTCCCCGCTCCGCCTAACCCTGAGATCCAAGGGCTCGGCTCGACGACAGTCTCTGTGGTTGTGAACGACCGGCTCGAGGAGGTGCCCGCCACGCTGCGGTCTCTTCCAGCCGGCTACGCCTCGATCGACGCGATGATGTCCACTCCTGGCTTCGTGGTCGCTCACCGAGGTGGCTCGGGCTCCTGGCCGGAGGCCTCGATGCGGGCCTACACCAACGCCGTCGCCCACGGCGCAGGCGCCCTCGAGGTGTCCACTCACCGGACGAAGGACGGCATCTGGGTCCTGGCTCACGACGAGAAGCTGCAGCGGGTCGACCCGTCGGCCCCCAACACGCCGCTGTCGCAGATGACGTGGGAGCAGGTCAAGCAGTACACCACGAAGGGCGAGCCGATCATGCGGGTCGAGGACTACCTCGACGCGTACGGCTCCTCCCACGTGACGGTGCTGGACCCGAAGTTCTCGGCCGCCCAGTGGTCCGAGCTCGCTCTTCTCCTCCCGTCGGACGCGAGGAGCCGGGTCATCTGGAAGATGTCGGCCGACGCCACGTGGCTGTCCGACCAGTGGAGGGCCGCGGGCTGGAAGTGCTGGGGCTACATGTACGAGCAGCACATCGCCAACGGTCAGGGCCGGACATGGGCATCTCATTGGGACTACATAGGCATCCCCTATGAGTCCTCCGCCACCGACTGGGGTATCGCCAAGACCTTCGGGAAGCCCGTGTGGGGCCACATCTGCCCCACGAGGGAGGCCTACACCCAGGCCATCCAGAAAGGCGCGGTCGGCTGCATGGTATCCGGGATCCAGCAGGTCCTCCCTAGCCTGACAGTCTGAGAGACAGAGAACCCCCGCACCCTCTCTCCGGGTGCGGGGGTTCTTTCACGCCTGGGCGGCTCTGTAGATGCCGAGGGCCCCCTGGGCCGGGACGACGCCGTTGCCGAGGAGCCTCCTCTCGGCGGAGACCTTGAGGCCTCTCCCCGTGACCCAGCCCTCTGGAAGGAGCATCATCCGCTCCATCGCCCGGGTCGCCTCCTCCGGGGGAGGGCAGCCCAGGGCCTGATACAGGGACTGGCCGTGGCCGTTCCCGTTCCCGTGCCTCGCCTTCTGAGCCTCTCGCCAGGCCTCCCAGTCCTCGGAAGTCCTCCCCCAGCCCATATCCACCACGGTAGGGGTCGGGAGGAGATCGGTGGGCCTCTCAGGGAGGATCTTCTCTGGAGGCTTTACCCCCCGTAGGAGGGCCTCCCCGCCCCGGCGTGTAGCGGCCAGGAAGACCCGGGCTCGGCGGTGGACCCCGCAGACCTCCCAGGCCTCCGCGGTTCCCCAGCGCACATTGAAGCCGTACCGTCCCAGCTCAGCATCAACCTGCTCCCGGTACTTCCGGGCCTGCGGTACGTTCTCGATGATGAGGGCGCTTGCCCCGGACAGGTTCCCGATCTCGGCACACCGGAAGAACAGCCCGCTGCGGCTACCCCGCAGGCCGGCCCCGTGCCCTGCCCGAGACAGGTCCTGACAGGGGAACCCGAAGGTGACGACGTCTGCCTCGGTCCCGTTCAAGGCAGGAGCGTGCACATCCTTGAGCTGCTCAGCCTCCGGCCAGTGACTGGCCAGGACCTGCCGGGCTGGGCCGTAGTTGTCGCATACAGCCACCACCTCCTGCTTCACGTCGGGCAGCGCCTTCTCGAGGGCGAGCTCGAGGCCTCCGTACCCCGAGCACAGTGATAGGACTCTCATGATTCCTCGCTAGGTGGAGGTAGGTCAGGACCAGAGGCGCCAGCTATGGGCGTTCCCGCCCCTGGCCTCGAAGGTTAGGATGGCGGGCTTGGTGGAGTCGCCAGAGACGTTAGTCCACCAGTCACTGCCCCGGTCGGCCGATGGGCAAGAGACAACCCACCGAGCGTCTCCGACCTGTCGGACCGCGAAGTTGTGCCAGTGCCCGTGGACGAGGATCCGGGCGTCGTGCAGTCCGCTACGGTGCCCGAAGGCCAGGTCTCGGAACCAGCCCGGCACCTTGCTCTGAGAGCCGGCCAGATGGCCGTGGGTGAATCCGACGTGCGTGCCGTCAGCAGCCTCGACGGTGACGGCCTCCTCCCACTTCTCGGGGCGGTGGAACGTGACGTGCTCGAAGCCGGGGCGGCCCGCGATGACGTCCTCCACGTTCTTCGAGATCATGATGCCGAAGTCGTCATCTGGGGCGTTGGCGCGGCTGTTCTTTCCTGGGCCGACCCGCACTGCGCAGTGGTTGGACGGGACGGCCACGTACATGAGGGAGTCGCACAGAGGGGCGAGCAGATGCACGGCCTCGGCGTAGAGGCGTTGTACGGTGCGGATCTGGTCGGTGAGGCTCAGATCGTTGGTCTGGGCCTGGCTGGCTACGTTCCAGAAACCCTCGGTCGAGTCGCCCACGTCGGCGAGGATGATGCGCTTCCACGTCCTAGGCCCCGACAGGTGGTGGGCGATGTCCCCGAGGGCTCGCCGGACGAGGCGGACGGTGTCCTCGGTGCCGCCGCCTGACTGGGTTTTGCCCACCTGAAGGTCCGCCAGACACACGACCGGGGTCTCCTCACGGGACTCGGCCAGGGCCGAGGCGGGCGGGATGTAGGGCTCAGCGAAGACGGACTCGAGGTCATCCCACGAGAGGCGCTTGGCCTCGGCCATCTCGATGGTGCCGGGCCTGTACTCGACCTTCTCGTAGGATCCGTCGGCTAGCCGGATTGTCTTGCCCCGCTTCGTGATCGACTCGATAGGCAGGTCCTCGAAGAAGGCGTCTTTGGTGAGGTCCGGCTTTCCGCCCGGTTTGCGCTTGAGAGCTCGGCGGTGGCGTCTTACGGACGCCTCCGAGGTGCCGAATTCCTCGGCCAGGTCGATGTTGGTCTTGCGGTCCTTCTCGGGGAGAAGGTCGTTGGCAACGATTGCCTCGTCCAGTGGGTTCATATCGGCTCCTATCTGGGTCACTGGAGTGAATGCTGAGGAGAGTCTATATCCGCCCCCAGCCCTTTCCACAACTCAGTTAACCGCTTCGGTACCTATGTGCCGCGCATCACTAAACTTATACCTTGTCAAGTGTTGCGCCCGCCTAACTGACAACCTACCGTTGAGGCATGAGCACTTACAGCAACTCCCACTTCGTCATCACCGGCAAGGCCTGCCGCGGCTGCAAGCACTGCGAAGGGGGCGCCCAGCTGGTTGCCTTCAACCTGATCCACTGGACCCTTGCCTTCTGCACCGGCTTCCTCTCGCTCCTGGCTCCGATGTTCTTCAAGCGGTGCCTGTGCTGCGGGCACAGCCTCTACCTGAACAAGCACTGATCAACCGACCCACTACCTACACCCAGTACAGTTGACCCACACCACCCGCCTATAGGAGATTCCAATGACTTCCATCGCCACCAACCACATCGCCTTCCCCGACCGCTTCGACACCTTGGCCGAGCGACGCACCACGGCTCAGGCCTGGAAGAACGCTCTGACCCCGTTCTTCAAGTACGTCAACATTGTCCCGATCGAGGTCGATGGTGACATGATCGCCCAGGTGATTGCAGACAACGGTCACGAGCGTGTCATCACCCTCCGCCCCTCGACCGAGGTCCGAGGCCATTACGACCTGTGGGACGTTGAGGTGTGGTTCAGATCTCTCGGCGTAGGCCGCCGTACGCAGGTCGGAAACCTTCGCGATCTGCTAACCTTCATCTCACGGGACATCTAAGGCAGACGTCCAGGGTCACACAGCAAGAACCCCCAACCGCTTTTCACGATCTTCGCGGTTGGGGGTTCTTGTGTACCCGCTCACTCCAGGTGCCTTGCTAGTTGTGAGGTCTTGACCGGTGAACTGACAAGATATATCTTTGGGTTATCCACCCGGCGCCTACGGGCGCCCTACTGAAGGAGAACCCATGAGCATCATGGACCTGAGCAAGGTCGTGAGCCGCGCCAGGAAGGCCGCACAGGGCTCTGAGACGCCCTGCGGGCCGATCACCTGGGTGTGGGGCAAGGACGACCTGAAGGCCCTCGTGAAGGCCATTCACGACTCCTCCGAGGTCGTCATGGACCTCGAGACCACCGGCCTGGACGAGTACGCCGAGGCTGGCGGCGACACCAACGGCGGCTACCCCGCCCGTATCGTCCTGGCCGCCCTCACCCTCCCCAACGCCGAGCGCACCGCTGTTGGCGCCTACAACTGGAGGAAGTTCGACGGTGAGCAGCCGATGACCTTCCTCGTCCCCCTCTCGCACCCTGCTAGCCCCCTGCTGGGCTCGTGGCGGAAGGTCATGGCGATCATCGGACGCGAGATCAACCGCAGCGGTAAGCCGTTCGTCAACGCGAACATCAAGTTCGACGCTCGCTGGGTCTTCGCCCAGACCGGCGTGGACCTGTCCGACCGGATCGAGTGGGACACCACCGTCTCCTCGCAGCTGGTTGACACTGAGGCCCGCACCCGTCTGAAGATCCGCGCAGCTCGCGACTTCGGGATCGAGGAGTGGGACGACTTCGACCTCGGTACCCCCGGCGCCGCTGAGCGCGTCGACCTGATCCAGCTCGGCGAGTACGCGGCCCGCGACACCTACTACACCTGGAAGATTGAGCAGGAGCACCGCGACCAGATGTTCCTGACCGGCGAGGACGAGCCGTGGGACTCGGACGACATCCAGATGGCCCGCCTCGGCAAGGTCGCCACCTACGTCGCCATGCCGACCGTGAAGACCCTCACTAAGGTCGAGCAGCGTGGCTTCCTCCTCGACGTGGACTGGGTCCACGACAAGATCAAGGAGATGGACGCCCAGCGCCTTCAGGCCTGCCAGGACATCCTCGGTCTGTACGGCACGGAGCCCGCTCCGGCCCCTGCGAAGGACGGCGTGACCACGGCGGCCACCTCGAAGTGGTTCCAGGGCTTTGTGGCACAGGCCATCGAGGCTGGCGACCTACGCGTGACGGCTCGCACCGACTCCGGAAACGCTCAATGGAACAAGGCGGTCCTCATCGCCCAGCAGCGCCAGGGCAGCCCAGCCGCCGACGCACTGCTGCGCCACCGGGACGCGGTCAAGACCCTCGAGTTCCTGAACCAGTGGCTCGACCTTCGTGACCCCAACAACGTGATTCACGCCACCTACAATGTCGGCCGCGTGAAGACGGGTCGCCTGAGCTGTGACTCACCTAACATGCAGCAGTGCTCGGCCCGGCTGAAGCCCGCGTTCATCCCGCGCCCTGGGTACGTCCTGCTCGACCTCGACTACAGCCAGGTCGAGCTGCGTGTGGCCGCGTTCATCTCCCGCTCCGCCCCGATGATCGAGGCCTTCCAGCGCGGTGACGATCTCCACAGGCTCCTCGCCGCGAAGATGGCCGGCAAGAAGCCCGAGGACGTCACGTCCCTGGAGCGCAAGCGCGCCAAGGCCGGCAACTTCGGTCTGCTGTACGGAATGAGCCCGGGCGGCTTCCAGACCTACGCCGCCACCGCCTACGACGTCGCGATGACCCTCGACGAGGCGCAGGCGGTCCACAGCGCGTTCTTCGAGATGTGGGACGGCATGCTCCAGTGGCACGAGAGGGCTAAGCAGCGCGCCTATGAGCGTGGCTTCGTTACGTCCCCCATCGGGCGCACGCAATGGCTCTCGGACCTGTACTCGAAGAGCGGCTTCAAGGCCTCCCACGCCGAGCGCAACGCCCTGAACAGCCCCGTGCAGGGCTTCGGCTCGGACCTCATGCAGATGGCCGCAGCGTCCATCATGGGCACGCTGCCGGGCTACCCCCTCCCCAAGGTCGAGGGGGCCCACGTGGTCGCCACTGTCCACGACGAGATCTGCATCGAGGCTCCAGAGGACCGCTGGCAGGAGATCCTCGTCGAGTGCAAGCGCCGCATGGAGGACGTCAACACGTTCCTTGCCCCGCTCGACTGTCAGATGGACGTCCCGATCGTGGCAGGCCCCTCAGCGGGCACCCGCTGGGGCGTGCACGACCTGCACGACGAGGACGACCCGCTCCCTCAGGTCTGAGACTCTCCTCACACCTACCCCAGCATAAGCATCAACCGTAACCACCTACCGCACCCATAGGAGAACCCAATGAGAAACGCACTCCGTGACTACCAGTACAAGCTGTCCAGCCTGAACGGCGCCCCCGCGGCGCACGTACGGGACCCCCGCACCGAGATGGAGTACCTCGTCCAGATCACCGACGAGCGTGACGGGGGCGGCCGCTACCAGATCACTGCTCTCGTCTGCAAGCCCGACGAGGGGGTCCGCTTCCCGGACTCGATCCCCCACCGCACGCTGTCGGAGATCGCCGCGGAGGTGCTCGGCCGACGGGAGCCCGCAGCCCGAGGAGGCAACCGCTACAAGGGCCCGGACCCCTCAGTCCTGCGGAGCCTGATTGAGAAGGGCTACACCCGCTCCGAGATCTCCCAGAAGCTGGGCCGCAGCCCTTACACCGTCGACTCGTGGCTGAAGCGGGCCCGGCGCATGGACCCGACGTTCCCGACCACGATCACGAAGACGGGCAAGCGCCGCGAGGCGAGCGCTAGGCAGAAGGCCGATCAGGCTGAGCTCCGTGCCGAGCAGCATCGAGCTGCTCTGATCGAGGCTGAGCGAGTCCGTCGGAAGGCGGTCGAGGCCGTCCTGCACGGCGCCTGAGACACCTACCAGCACACGAGGGCCCCTCTCCGGAGGGGCCCTCTTCGTGTTCCCGGTCACAGGTATACCCCCCAGGGGTACCCCTTTTCACGGTTAAATCTGTGAACAGGGGCACCGTAATGTAGTACGCCTGTACTAGAACACCCATTCTTGTTGAACCGTGCACTACCCACGGACATATGTTCGAAAGAATGTCGAGGGGGACCTTTCCCTTGCGCGAGTAGGGCAAAGTCGCCCCCCGCACCTATGCTCACATCCTGAGACAAGTTGTCTCACAGAACGTGCTGTGACGGGGGCCACCCTTCCACTATACAACCGTATGAGAGAAAAAACTGAGTTTCTGGTACATGCGTACCAGAACAGTACTTTCCCTTGAAACGAGGGGCGAAGGTCCGGATCGAGGGGGCTTGGACGAGGGTCGGCGCTGAACGGGATTCCAAGGAAAGGTCCCTACATCCTGAGAGAACCCTGACAAGTCAGAAACCTGACATGCTCTCTACTTATGTCATTTTGTATGCTGCATACACGGGCAGATGTATGCAGCATACGTCGTGCAACGCACTCGGGCGTGTCGGACCCCTATTTTCTGGTACAGGCGTACCACTTGGCTCAGGCGCTGGGAAAGGTGGGCCCATTAGACCGAGGGTCGAGGAGAGAACGAGGGGCGCGGCCCTAAAAACTGCGGCGCGCCTCACGGCCGCTACCCATTGCTATTGGACACCCGTTTGTGGTATCCGCGCGCCCACACACTCGCCCGCCCCCCGAAGGGGGGCGGGCTCGTGTGTGGGTAGATGTTTATTTATAGAGCCGGTGCCGAGCCTGCGGCGGGGCTGGCGCCCCGCCTTGGCACCGCATCGCAGCTCGGGCAGGCTCGCGCCTCCGCTGGGGCTCCGGCGCTCGGTGCCCTCGGTGCGATGCGGGCGGGACAACCCGACTCGTCTCCGACGAGCGACGCGCTCACCGCTGCTCCTCGGCCCCGAGCAGGCTCGGGTCTCCGCCTAAGGGCTCCGACCCTCGGTGCTCGGGACTGTCGGAGCGCGGCTACGCGTCGGAGAGGTTGAGGCTGACGGTGCGTTCAGCTCGGCTCGCTGCGCTCGCCTCGGTGCCCGCACGACGTCAGCCAAACCTCTCGCGTCGGGACCCCCGGCGCTGCCGCCGCCTCGGTCACGGGACGCCGCCCCCCCGGTCCCGGAGGCCGCGCCGCCGGTCGCCCGCCCGCCACCTTCGTGCTCGGGAGGGGCCGCCCCGCCGCAGATGCCCCTCAGAGGCCGTGTAAGCCCCGTAGGCGGACTTTCAGGGCCCCGGCAGTACCGTGATGAGGGTCCGCCCCCTGTCTCTTATACAACTCTGACGCTGCCGACGAAGGCTTAGGTGTAGATACC